AGAGGAGGGGCTCCTGACGGCTATCGACATACCGCTTCGCCTCTCGTAAAAACAAGGTCGGTTTTTCGTGAATTACTGGTGTGCATAGCATCCAGATATCACCTTTACGTCCGACTCCAGCCATCCCGGCAGCCTTGCCGCTAGGTGATGTAAAATACACGCAGGGGGTCATCTGAGCAGCGGAAAGGAGATGGCGGATAGGTTCTACCCCCCAGCCCTCTTCGAGCTCTCTACGGTCTTCTGGACGTAAGTTGGAGGCCACCTCGTAGGCAGCCTTAATTGTGATTGGGTGTATATATTTAGACACGTCTATAAAATCTAGGTGTAAAGTCTCCCTCCCATGACATACCACGTAGAGTAGCTGGTGATGGATGACTTGATTTAAGTGTAATTCCTACGTTAACATTACGTTCGTAGACAGGTACAGTCTTGACATAATCTGGTAAGTATGGTGCATCAGAGGCATCATATTCATCAAGTTGTGTAGACTCATATACTTCAGAATAATTAGGTTTACCTTTACGAGTAAGAGTAGTTTCATATAAACCTACTTTACCAAAGTGAACTTTAATTCTATGTATAATAAGCGATGCGTTTATATCTGCAAAAGCTTTTTCTCCTTCTACTTTTGTAGGATATATAATAGGAAACTCTGCTCTGTATTCGTACAGGTATCCTATATTTAGAGTAGCGTTAGACCAGTTTCCCGGTAAAGTAAAATCATCATTATTGATAATAGTACAAAAAGCATATCTACCAACTCTTGTAGCATTAGCATTATCATCTAGTACAACAAGTGATCCGTTAGCATTACTAATATCATCTATCCAATCAGACTGATTAGTAAATGTAGTTAAGTTTGTATCAGGATTGTAGACTCCGTTAGATACAGTTGTATAATTATCTAAGTGTAAGATATAACTTTTATTATCATGCTCTACAATGATATCATCATCAGATTGTACTAAACTAACTGATTGTAAAAAATTATCTGTGTCTAATAAATAATATTCATCATTAATGATAAAATGATATTTTAATGGTTTATTAAATTTCCATTTAAACCAAGCTTGTTGTATTCGTTTATCAGATACGTTAAAATATTTAAAACCAAAAACAGTATCTAAGCCAGTTTTACCAAGAAGAACTATTGAGTTCTCTCTTGAGTTAGTTAACAAGTCTACTTCTTTTGGTAGTAAACTAGGTACAGCTTTACTCTGTTCAACTACGTCAGGTTCTCCTTCTCGTGCTATATTAGCTACCTCGTTTAATCTACTAAACTTACCAGAGTTATCTATAAATGACACAGTAGTACCAAGTGATAAAGGAGGTAAATTTATGTTGTAATTAAAGACAGCAATACTTCGTAGTTTAGCAGTTTCTGGGTTTAGTATTTCAGAATCTGTAGATAATAGAAATTGCTGGTTGCTACTGAAGACAACTAATCCACTGTTGATTTCTAATGCGTCAAATATTTCTGAAGGAAACATAGATGCAGCAGATATATCAATAGGGTCAGCTGGACCTACAGTTAATGCTGATTCAATAAAGAAGTCAGGTGTACCAAACGTACCCGGTCGGGACGTTATAACATTTTCTCCTGATAAAAATACTAATCTATTTCTAAAAAATACTACTTTGTTAATACGTGCATTTGTAAAGCTAGGATATGGATTGGTTGTATTATCTCCTACCAGTCTGTCCTGATACGTAAAGCGACTAACAGTAAAAGTAGCTATTTCACTATTTGTACCGGGGTTAGCTAATCCAGTTCTTTGTATAACTAACGGCATATTAAATAGACGTCTAGCTATACCGGGTCTAGCACATTCATTCCAAGAGCCTGCACCATCACGTCCATTCTGCCCTTCAAATCTTAGGTAATAATCGTCTTCTTCTGCAAGTCTAGCGTTAGCTATTTTAACAATATAACCATGCCTACACTGATTAGGTAAACGTGATACATCGTTAACAGCAGATTGCATGACTCGCATGAGATCTTCTTCTACAACCTCCACGTTAAATGGATTAGCACTAGAATAATATATACCTGTACCTATAACTCTAGCACTGATGCCAGAAGGTAATCCTGTTGTCAAACCTCCTAATATAGTATCAGCTGTAATAGCTGTATCAGCATCAAATGGTGTAGGAGCTGGTCTCATTAATCCGTCAGCTGCTGAGTTAACTGTAGCCTTTACATTAGTTGTTTCAGTTTCTAAAACCTTAATGGTTACTGTAGCTTGGCTACCGCTAGTGCTTGGAGGGTTTCCAGTTGTACTTACGTTAGCTGCCTCAGTTGCAAAAGTAGGGCTGATAGTAACTGTATCATTAACTTGCCAACCTTCACCACCATGTAGTAGTGTAACTTCTAAACTGTATGCAGCTCTATAGTTCTGTCCACCCGGACCTTCAGAAGCAGCATTATAGTTAGGACTTACACCTTGCTGACCTAAAGCTGAGAATCTAAAAACTAAATCCTTACCGTTACCTGTTCCTAAACCTGATCCATTTCCACTAGCTTTGTTAGTTGTAAATACACCTGTCCCTATACCGGGGCAATGTCCTGTACCGTCAGACTCGTCATATGTACTAGATAAAACTTCGATTTTTGTTGCTCTTTCTATCTGAGTTGTTGTGTTAGAGTTGTATATGTTAAGTCCATATTGTCTACCATTTTCTGTACGTAGTAAATCTACAAATGCAAAATGTGGTTCTGGTCTAGCTGGTGTTAATGGAGTTACAGTACAAGCAGTTGCTGATCCTACAGTTCGACTATTAGGTAGTGTTACTGTAAATATACCATTAGCCGCATTAGAATTAGTAGTTGTAACAGTAAGATATTCTCCACTGTCACCACTGGCTGCTCCAGTAAATGTTATATTAAGACTGTATCCGACTGTAAGCTCGTGAAAACCATAACTAATAGTAGCAGTTGTACCACTTTGTGTATAGGTCGCATCAAATGAGTCGCTTACTAAAGTATTAGCATTAGTTGAATCTCTATTGCTAACGAATGTTGTATCATTAATTGTAAGAAATTGTAAGTTTTCTGGATTACTCGTAGCAAGATAAGCTTTATTAGCTGTTGCTCCACCTGTACCATACACTACAGTTTGTTCAGCACCAGCATTATCACCACTAGCTTTCCAGACTCTTACATGACCATTTGTATCTACCTGTCCTATATATGCTCCTTCAGCTTCATCACGATAATAGTGAAACCAAGACCCACCAGATTGTACGTTGGTGAGAGGTGCATTTCCTATTCTTTTACTGCCCGGTCTCTTATATAATCCTTTAGTTAGATCCGGTATTCCGTTTACTATATCTACAAGCTGACCGGGAAATTTAAGATGGTCTGGCTGCTCGGATATACCAGCTGTATAAGAAGGTATAGTTTGTGTAATAGTTGACATTAACGTCCTCCAAGCGTAGTCCAAGGTTGATAAGTTTGATATGTGCTATCTTCTGGGAATCCAAACATAGAATGATTACCTTGATTACATTCATATTCCATAAGTCCAGCTCTAGCTTGCTGTTCTTGTACTCCTAAGAGCTGTACTAATTGAGGGTTAGCAACGAGTTGTGTAGCTGCCATTCTTGATGCTCGGTATGTAATAAAGCGTCTAAATGGTAGTGGTAGATCTTCAAAGGCATATAACCTAACAACATCTAATAGTACTTCTCCATCCCATTCATTTGTGTGGTCAAGTTTGTCATATAAGAAGCCGTTTCTTCTAACGACGTCATATTTTCTACTGGACCACCCCTTGGTTACATCCATTCTGATGATCTCAGTTCCTATAGGTATTTTCTTATTAGCATCTGGTCCGAAGGGGACATGTTTTTCTGTGTTAAAATGCCAACCTTCTGCTTGTACATCTACGTTAGCGTCTCGTAACAAATTATATATGAACGCTATTTCTGGGTTATCATATGCTGACACACCGGGTATTTCTGCTCCGGTAGCGTCTACTACATTTCCAAGGTTGGTTACTGGTGCTTGACCTATAGCTCCCAGTATTGCATTTACTGCGGATAGTTCTGTATCG